ACCCGAAATCATATATAAACAAATTGACTCGTGAACGTTATGCGACCTCGTACCGATAAAATAGAAATCTCCGGTAATCTGCTTACAGGGGTATTCCACATCTATATCTTCAAACAAGCTAATACCTATATCGCCTATTGTCCTTCCATCGATTTAGCCGTCTCCGGGAACAGCATACGAAATGCGGAAAAGTCCTTCCAAGAATCCGTGTCGATACATCTCGATTATCAGATAAAGAATAAAATACTCTTGAAGTACTTGAAAAAGCACAAATGGAAAGTCCTATATCTTATTAAAAACAAGAAAAGCCGGTGATTGACCGGCTTTCTTCTTTTTCGTGTTTCAGGTAGTTCCGTTAAATACGTTCTTACTTTCGTTTCTTTTAGTTTAAGGAGATCACGCTCACACAGGGTAGTTTTAGGTGATTTCGCACGCTCTATATTTATTGTTATATAAATATCTGTAATCCTACTGCAAATATATATCGTACCGTTCTATTATGCAACCTATTATACATTTTTCTTTCTTTCCGGCTCGATAATGTCGGCCTTGTTCTTGAACCATTTGAAGATATTGATCCGAAACTTGCTGCCTCTCGATTCGAAGTAATTATTAAAACAAGAATTTATCTCACACCCGTAGATCACAAATAAGACAATCGCCGGAAGTATGGGAATCCCGAAAGGTTGACCGAATGCTGCCCCGAAACTGGTAGCTACCAATATCCAACATATATAATCGATCATCTTGTTGACGGTGCGTCTGATCGCACGACTCCTCCGTATGGTTTCGCCTCTCTTTTTGGAGGCTTCTATCCCAAACTTGAAATCGGCGATAATCAAACATAGAGCGGCCACGATGAACCATTTCACCGGCTCGACGAACTCGATAAACGAGGTTAGCCAACTGGCCAACATGCCGGAGATTACATTTCTTTCCTGCATATATATGTTATTAAGCATTATTTTCTCGTTCTATTTCCTCTTGCAAAGCCTGTTCTTTGGCTTTTTGATAGCTTAGATGTTCTTCCGGGGTAATCTCCCGCACGGTTGAAGCGTCGAAATCTGCCGGTGTGTACATCGCTTTTACACCTTCGTAAGTCTTTATATCATCGCCTTCTTTGTAGGTAGTCAGGTAATTACCTTCCGTTGCAGGAGTAATCTTTTGATAAGTTTTTTCTTCTATATTCATGGGTATTTGTTTTTTATGTGGTTTTGTTTGATTGAGTTCTTTTCTCCCTTACATTGAATCGGCGAAATTAACCGTCCAATTCTCCTCCGTCAGTTTCGCTATGATACCTTCCGATTCTAAGAAGGTTTGCGCAGCCGTGTTGAATGTCAACGTAGCGGCCGGTAGTCCCAAAGTTTTTAAAGGAGCTACACCGCTTTCTCCGGAAGCATAGGCAAATCCTCCTAACAGTTTTAAAGTATCTTCATCGATATTCGGGGAATCTGCCAGCGATAGAGCGGTGTGTAAGAAGATCACATCGCCGATCGACGACAAAGCCGAGCACCCCTTGAACATGTTTGTTGCTTCTGTTACGTTCGAAAAATCCCAGTATTCAAGAGATTGCATGGATTGGTTATTATAGAATATAAAGCTACAATTAGCAATTTTCGGAATATTTATCTTCGGGAAATGAACGATAGGAATATTTGAAAAAGCGTATGTTGCGGTGACGATATCCGGTAAATCGATATTGCCTATTTCCGTTAGTTTTGAACTTTCAAAGGCGTTAAATGCGTTATATGCACTTTGAACGGATAAATTTAAGATCTTACTTATATTACTTCTCTGAAAAATTCCTTCTAATGACGGCACATCTAACGGCTCTATATTTACTTCATCATTTAGACTTGTTGTGCCACGAAAAGCCGCCACAACATTAGTCATTTTCCCCCAATTTAAGTTTGAAGGTAAAGAAATTAGAGATTTGCAGGTGTCAAAAATGTATGACAAATCCGTCACATTCGAGAAATCGAATACTTCGGGTACTTCCTCGAATGTAGAATAAGAGAATTTAATCCCCTCCGCCGCCACGTCGATTTTGGTAATGGGTACGAGCGTGCCCGTCAACTTCTCGCCCCGTACATACGCCGTTTTTCCAGCCAT